TGGGAGCCGCCAGCCGCCGGCCGCGGAGGCGTTGGCTGCCTGCGTGCCCATGAACACCTCGGCGTTCGCCGCTGCAGCTGCTGCCATCGCGGGGCCGACGTACGGGATCCCCACCATCGCCTTGTAGGCCTCGGCGGCGGCCACCGGCGTGTCGGAGATGATCTGGGCGGTGTTCGCCGCCTTGGTCGCGAGCAGGTTCGCGATCTGCGTCTCGACCCACTTTCCCGCCATGTCGCCGAGGATGCCCACCACCGTCTTGGCGATGGTCTCGAACATCCCCCTGATCGCCTGGCCGGCCGTCTTGGCGTGCGTGATGATGCTCGTGAAGGCCGTCCCGATTGAGCGCGCGACGGAGGAGCCGACCGTCTTCGCGATGTCCTGCCAAGCCTTGTTCTGCTTGTGGAGCGCCTCCGTCATCTGCTCGACCTGCTTCGGTGAGATGCCGGCGGTGGCGCCGCGGCCCATCGCGGTTCCGCTGTTGCCCACGCCGCCGCCATACTGAAACAGGTTCATGCGGCGCTCGTCCTCCAGCCCGCGCGCAGGATCTGGGTTGTCCGTCTGGAGAGAGAGCCGCTGCTGGGCGGATGCAGCGCCCTCCGAGAAGTAGCCCTGCGCGCTCGGGTCGAGCGCGTGCCTGAGCCGGTACTTCTCGATGATCTCCGACTCCTTGGCCAGGTGCTCCTCGAGCTTCTTCCGCTCCTCCTCCTGGTGACGCTTGATCTCGTCGGCCGCCTTCTTGGCCTCCTCAGCAGCGTCCACGGAGAGCTGCGCCTGGAACGCCTTGTTCGCGTCCCGGATGATCTGGAATTTCTCCTTCTGGAGCTTCGCTACCTGGTCGACGATCTCGGAGGGTCCCTGCAGTCCGTCCGCCGAGTAGTTCTCGTCCTTCAGCTTCTTGATCTGCGCGTCGATCGTCGCGAGATTGGCCTTGAGGTCGAACGCGACGCCCGCGCCCTTGCCGCCACGGATGATGGTCAGCTCTCGGTTTAGGTCTCGGATCTTCTCCTTCCACCGCTCCAGGATCGGCTCGACGATCTTGTCGGCCGCCTCGATGGCCTTCTTGGACTCCTCGCCGATGGAGCCCACGAGCGCCATCCCGGCCTTGAGCGCCTCGACGCCCGCGAGGAGGTAGTTTCCGGTGGCTAGCGAAAACCCGGTGCCGAGGAGGCCGTTCAGGACCTCCTTGGCCTCCTTGCCGGCCCCGGTCATCTCGACGATGTCGCGGGTGAAGAAGCCGATCATCCGGCCCTCGGCGCGCGCCGAGCGGGTGAACGACTTCAGCGAGTGCTCCATCCCCTCGAGCCCACCAGAGGCGCTACGCCCGTGGGTGCGGATCTGGTCGCCCATGTTGCGGACGGCGCCGGCGACCTCCTGCGCTCCGCGGACCATATCCGCCGAGGTCATGCCGACGGCGATGACGACCGCGTTAGCCAAGCTTCAGCCCTCCCGCCCAGAGCGCGAAGTGGAGGAGCTCCTCCTCGCTGGAGACGCGGTCCGCCGCGGCGGGCGACTGCCAGCCGAGGTAGGCCGCGATCAGGTCATCAGCGGAGGGAGACTCGGCCATGTACTTCCAGTGCATCGCCGCCTCCGAGATCTTCATCTTCCGCACCACCCGCAGCGTCTGGCCGAGGTGCCGGCATAGGCGCCCGTAGATCCGGTACCAGCGGATCGGCTCTACGGGCTGACCGCTTCCCCCGGTGCGGCCGTGCCCTGCGTCTGCCGCAGCCCCGCGGCCACTAGGACCGCGACCATGCAGTCGACCGCCGAGCGGAACGGGATGGCCCGTTTCACCTCCTGCAGGGTGAGCTCGGGGTAGTTCTCGAGGAGGCAGATCCGCACGACCTCCGCGATGGTGGCGAAGGCCTGCGCGTTGTTCTTCGCCAGGTCGAGCTGCTCGGTCTTCTCGGTGGCCTGCTCCGCGACTTCCAGCGAGGCCTCGGGAACCACGAAGTCCCGCTTGCCGATCTTGAGGGGGGTTCCGTCCATGGGGGTGTACCTGGGATCAGGCGAAGAACATCGTGAAGACGCTCTGGCCGGGGAGCGCGTTGGCGGTCAGGTCCCACTGCGGCGTGGCGTGCGCCTCGGTGGAGAAGTCGAACTTGCCGCCGGTGAGCTTGGCCGTGGGGAAGCGGTAGCCGACCTTCTTCCCGTTGTAGACGTTCCAGCCGAAGACCTCGAAGGCCGGGGCGGACCCGATGAGCGCGCTCTTCACGTCCACCGTGATGCCCGAGCCGGCCACCGCGTAGGAGTAGCTGAGCAGCATGGCCTTGCTGGCGTCGGCGACGTTGAAGGTGTAGACGCCGGTCGCCTCGACGACGGAGTAGACGCCCGCGCCGGTGGCCGTGGCGGCCGGGGTCAGGGGCGTGTTGTCCGCGGCGTACAGGACGCCGAAGTTCTTGATCCCACCCGCGGCGTTGTCGACCGTGATGGTGTAGGAGACGCTGCCGGGCACCGACTTCGCCTCGTCCGTCGCCATCGCGGTGTAGCCGGTCGAGGTGGTGGTCCCCGAGAACGCCGCGCCGAAGAGCCCGGTGTCGAGGCCGGCCACGTCGATCTGGAGCTTGCAGGAGGCCTTCCCGCCGGCGGTGTCGATCGGGAACTCGTAGGACCCCTCGAGGTCGATCGGGTTCTTGGAGAGCGTCACCGTGATCTTCTTCGCGGTCATGAGCCGGATCGCGTTGGGGTACGTCCCGGTCGTGGGCTTCACCCAGACGTTGCCGGCGCCGAGCGTGATGATGTTGGACACGTCGCTACTCCTTCGCGGCGCCAGGCCGCGTCAGACTGCTTTCGATGGTCCTGGAGGACCGCACGACCCCCGCATACCCACGGGCGCGCGCCTGTCGAGGCGAGGCGGGGCTACAGCGGCGGGGGCACGCCGCGCTCAGGCGGGAAGGCGACGAGCTCGACCCCGATGACGGCGATCTTGAGCGCGCCCGGCTCGCCGGCGTCGAGCGCCTCGCTCACCGGGTAGGCGCGGAAGCACTTCCCGCCGAGGGTGGTCCACCAGGCGCCCGCGGGATCCCCGCTCTTGCGCTCGAGCGCCGCCTCTACCGCGCCCGCGAACACCTCGAGCTGGAGGTCGGGGTCGGTGTCCGTGGGGGAGCCGAGGTCGTAGATGACGATCGAGTACCGGATGCGCCACTCCGGAGGCTCGTAGGGGCTCGCGACCTGGGCCTCGCCCCCGTGGCTGCGCAGGACGAGCAGGGGCAGCTTGGCCCGCGGGATCGAGTCCCCCCCGACGTCGATCTGCGTGTACGTCCTGATGAGGTCGCCCAGCTGGGCCTGCAGGTGGTCCAGGAGGGCGTGCGTGAGCTCGGTGCGGCGGAGCGCCATGGCCTAGATCCCTCCCCCGCCCTGGACGCCGTTCACCTGGGCCTGGAGCTCGGCCGCGACCATGTTCGTCTCGGCCTGCATGTCCAGCGAGATGGAGCCGCGCCGCGCGGCCAGGACCGACGTGGTGAAGGGGCGGCGGTTCAGGTTCACCTTGCGGCGGGCCGCCTTCACGAACTCGACCCCCGACTGGAACTTCCTCACCCGCACCTTGCCGCTCGCCGATGCGTGCGCGGAGGCGAAGCGGTCGCGCTTCGGAGCTGCGCGCGTGTACCCGTGCACGTTGACCGTCTCGTGCGCTCCGGTGCCGAGCATGAAGCCGTACCGGGCGCCCTTCTTCGACGCGGTGGGGTAGATCCGCACCGAGTAGGTCTGCTCGAACTCGAAGGCCTTCGCGACGACCGAGTTGCGCAGCTTGCGCGTGCGCGCGGCGAGCACGGACCCGACGCCGAGCGGGTCGCCCTTCTTCCGCTTCGGCCCGGGCGTGCCTGAGAGCTTCTCGTCCTGGACCTGCGCGCGGAGCGACTCCGCCGACCGGTCGACGACGCGCTTGAAGCGCTCGCGGACCCAGGAGCCCGCGCGCTCGAAGGCGCGGGCCACCGCCTCGTCGCCGGCGACGTCCACGAAGATCACAGCACGGCCCTGCGCTTGTAGCGGTCGATGACGACCTTCGTCGAGAGCGGCTTGTCCCACTGCGAGTAGGTCACGCTCTCGCCGCCGCCCGAAACCGTGGCCGAGATGACGCCGGTGCGGCGGGGCTCCCGGAGGTACTTCCACGCCACCCAGTCCGAGAGCGCCTGGGCGATGTCCACGGGGATGGTCGGGTACCCCGCGACGTAGGTCGCGGAGATGATGCTCCTCCGGAAGTCCTGCGCGTAGCCGTAGGTGATCGGCAGCGCGGTGAGGCCGACGACGTCGATGTACATCCCGTCCCGGATGATCCAGCCGTCGACGTCCGAGCTCGTGCGCTGCGCGACGGGCTGGCCCTCGATGGTCAGCGCCGTGACGCTGGTCACCGGCCACTGCTTCGGCACCAGGCGCAGCGTGTAGCCCTGGTCCGGCCGCCACGCGCGCCGGTCGGCGGAGCCCTCGAAGGGATCGGTGTAGGTGGCCTGGGAGAAGACGCGGCCGCACTCGGACTCGAACTGCCCCGAGAGCGAGGTGATGAGGCGCTTCAGGCGCGCGTCGTCGGAGGTCTCGGCCTGGTCGATCCCCAGGTCGTCCTTGATCGCGGCGAGCGTCGCCAGGTCGGCCATGGGGGAGGACCTCGAGCTGGCCCGGGGCGGGCGGCTGCGCCGCCCCGGGCCGGGGAGCTGCTACGGCACGTAGATCGGGTCGAGGACCTCGGCGCTGGCGCCGGCGATGACCGTGGAGGTCGCGCCCGCGCCGTTCACGCCGATCTCGAGGCTGTAGTACTTCGTGAGGTCGGTGACGAGCGCCAGGTCGATCTCGGCCTGGTAGGTGGTGTTGCCGGCCGGCGTCGCGAACTCCGTGACGGAGGCGGCGATCTCGGCGCCGCTCGCGCCCGAGGCGTTGGTGCCGCCGCCCTGGAGCCCGACCTTGATCGCGGTCGGGGCGTTGGCGATGGCGCCGGTCTGCAGGGTGACCAGGAGCTTGCGGCCCTGCTTGAGCGCGGACCCGAGCACCCAGCGGCTGGCGCCGGCGGTGCTGAGGGTGCCGTACGCGCCGGTGCCGGCCGCGATGGCGGCGGCGGGCGGGACGCTGAACTTCGCGGCGTCCGCGGCGAGGGGGAGGTTCGCCTTCGTGATGATGCCCATGTTCCTGTCTCTCTTTCCTCCGGTCCGGGGCCAGCATCAGCCCCGGTTCCGGACGTGGATCGTGGAGATCGGCTAGCTGCGGCTGCCGGCCAGGCCGATCAGGTTGGACACGTAGGTCGAGCCGTCGGGGAGCAGGACCTTGGCGGAGAGCGACGGCGCGCCGCCCATGTAGAGGGTCGACCGGAAGCTCTGGAGGTTCTGGTCGAACGCGAAGGCGATGGTCGTCGCGTTCTGCGGGCCGCCCTGCTCGAAGGCGAGGAAGTAGCCGTCGGGCTTCACGAAGAGGATGTCGCCCAGGGTGTTGAGGGTCTTCGCCGCGAAGGACTTGAAGACCGGGTAGCCCAGGAGGCCACCGCCCACGCCCTCCTTCATGTCGAAGGTGTACAGCGGGTACCCGCCGGTGCCGCTCTTGAGCGTGCGGACCAGGGGGAGGACGGTCGGGTGCGCGATCCAGAAGCCGCCGGCGCCCATGAGCGACAGGGCCTCCATCGCCATGACGTCCTCGGCGCCGAGGGACGTGGCGGTGGAGTTGCTGTCGCTGTAGGACAGCAGGCCGGGGGCGTTGAGGATGCCGAGCGGCTCGTTGTCGCCGGTGCCGTTGAGGCAGTAGTTCTCCACCTTCCAGCGGATCTTCTCGCCCATCTTCCGCTCGACGTAGGCGCCCAGGAACGCCATGTCGCGGAGGGACTTCTCGTCCACGTGGACGAGGCTCTTGACGCCGTACATCACGACCTTGGTCTGGCCGACGGCGATCTTGGACGGGGTGATGGCGCCGGCCTCGGCGGTCTTCGCGGCCTGCACGCCAGCGGTGCTGGTCCAGGGCGCGTCCTCGTCCTTCGGGATGGTGATGATGTCGCTCTGGGTGGGGAACGCGTTGAGGGCCCGGACGAAGCTGTCCTCGGCGTTCACCAGCGACATGATCCCGCGGACGAACTCGGGCGGGAGCGCCCAGCCGCCGTCGGCGCCGACGGACTCGCCGGCCCAGGTGGTGACCGCGTTGACCATGAGCCGCGGGTCGACCTTGCCGGTGACGTTGCTCTCGCGGACCTTGAGCAGGTACTCGCCGATGCCCTTCTCGAACCCGTTGTTCGCGAAGCGGTGGGCGACCACGGTGCCCTTGATCGGCGCGCGACCGGGCTGCTCGGCGGCGGCCGCGCCGGCGGCGCTGTCGATCGGCGGGACGACGCGGGCGCCGGGCGCGCTCAGCGACGCCTGGACCTGCTCGGACCGCTCGAAGGCGACGATCGAGGCCTCGAGCTGCTGGATCTCGGCGTCGAGGTCGGTGAACTGGGTGTTCTCCTTGTCCGTCATGGCCCGGGACTCGGCCTGGACGGCGGCGACGAGGGCGGCCATCTCCGCAGCCTTCTGCGCACGCTTCTGCTTCAGCGCCTCGAGGGGCGTCATCGGTTCTTCTCCCGCCGGTTTCCCGGCTTCTCGGTGGTGGTGATCACCGGCTGGCCGGTGCGGTGCGGCCCGGGGCCGGCCCCGGGCGAACGGTTCTTGAGGTGGGCCCAGTCGGCCCGGGCGGTGGCGAGGAGCTCGTCCACCGTGCGCGCGCGGGCCGGCGGAGGCGCGCCGGCCGGGGGCGCCGCGCGGTCTCCGGGCGGCTCGTCCTCGTCCTCGGCGTCCGGATCCTCGGCGGCCTCGTTCTTCTCGACCTCGTCGGTGAAGCCGCGGGCCAGCGCCTCCTCGGCGTTCATCCAGGTCTCGTCGGCCATCCACGCGGAGAGCTCGGCCAGGCCGCGACCGGTCTCGGTGGTGTAGACGTCGAGGATGGCCTCCCGGATCTTGCGGAGCGCCTTCACCGTCAGGCTGCTGGAGCGCTCGATCTCGTCCGCGGTCCCGAAGGCGAAGACGCCGCCCATCGGGTCGTGGACCATCCACTGCGCGCCCTCGAGCGTGACGACGCGGTCGCCTGCGAGGGCGATCACGGAGGCGATGGACGCCGCGAGGGAGTCGACGAAGACGGTCGTCTCGCCGTCGTGGCAGCGGATCGCGTTGAAGATGGCGATCCCGTCGAAGACGTAGCCGCCCGGGCTGTTGACGTGGATCTCGAGGTCCTGGCCCTTGACCTCGGCGAGTTGCTTCACCACGTCCATCGGGTCGATGCCGCCGCCCCAGGGGTCCTTGCCGATGGCGTCGTAGAGGTAGAGCCGGGCTGGGTCGTTCTTCTTCGCGGCGGCGACGAGCCCCCACGGCTTTCCGATCGGCGAGGGCGTCCGGGCGGAGAACGCGGCCGCCTTCTCGAACCACTGCGGACGTGCAGGACGCGCGTGGAGAGCGCTGGACACGAAGTCGAGTGCGATCGGGGCCTTCACGCGACGGACTCCTTTCGCTCCGAGCTGCGCTCGAGATACGCAGCCGCTGCGCGCAGGCGCGCGGGGTCATCGAGAAAGAGCCCGAGGCCCGTGTTGCAGCTCGAGCACAGCAGCCCCCTCACGCGACCGCTGGCGTGATCGTGGTCGAGGGAGAGGTTCCTCGTTTCCGGACGCCCTCCGCAGATCTCGCAGGCTCCCTGATGATTCTTGAGGAGGTGGTAGACCTCCGCCTCGGCGACGCCCGTGCTGCGGGCTCTCTCGCGTACGCGCGTTGGGTGAATCGGATTTCGCTCGTACGCGCGCCGCTTGCTGAGCTTCATTTTGTCGAGGCAGGACCGGCAGGTCTTACGACCCTCCGGCTTCGGGCCTCCACACGTCCCGCAGAGCCCCTTGGCTTGATGTGCCCGGGCCGTGTCGCGGATCTGCTCCGCGCAATGCTCGCAGGACTTCCGGCCGGCACGAGCGGGGCGAAGGCCGCAGCGACTGCACGTCTTGATGAGCGAGATCCTGACCACGGATCCCGCATACCCATCAGCCTGGATGGGTCAACACCTCGGGCTCGGTCGGCACGGCTATCAGTCGGCGAGCTTCGCCGCGACGGCTGGCGGCGCCGCGCCGGTGAGCACGGCCGCGGCCGCCCACGCGCCGGCGTCGCGGTCCGCGCCGGCGGCGGCGAGCTCGTCCAGGAGAGCCGGCTCGAGCCGGGCGCGCTCCTCGACCAGGTTCTCCTCGGCCCTGCCCGGCGCATGCCGCTCGAGATCCTGGCGTCGCGCCGCCAGGCGCCGAGCGAACCGGTCGAGGGCGATGGCGATCCGGGCCACGTCGGCTGCCTGCTTCGGCGCCTTCTTCGCCGGCGGGGCGGGCTCGGCGGGCTGGGTCTCCGGCTCGCCGTCGCCGCCCTTCTTGCCCCCGCCGGGCGCCGTCTCGCCCTCGCTCGCCGCCGCGTCCTCCGGCGGCGCCGGGCGCTTGAGGGTGTCGCCGCTGATGGCCAGCTCCAGGGTGGTCGTGGCGAGCGGGACGGTCAGCACGTCGCCCAGCGCCTTCGGCAGCGAGGCCTGGCGACGCCGGCGCCGGATCTCGTTGCGGGTGGCCAGGCCGGCCTCGACGGCGATCTTGTCGCCCTCGAGCACGCTCTTCCGGTCGCCCTCCTTCGCCCACTCCAGGTCGAGCTCGGTGACGCGGTTGGAGCGCGTGGAGAGCAGCTTGTAGTTGGCCTCCAGCCGCATGCGGGTGGCCCAGGGCTTGAGCCCCATGTTCACCCAGTCGATCCCGGCGGCCTCGATGTTGTTGTACTGGCCGGAGGCGCCCGCGTAGTGCCAGACGCGGCTCGGCGGCACGTTGAACCACCGGCACATCTCCTCGACGGAGAACTTCCGGACCTCCAGCAGCTGGGTCTTCGCCGCGTCCTCGGTGAGCTCCTCGACCTCCATCCCGTCCTCGAGGAACACCGGCTTGTGGCTGTTCGCCGGGCCGCCCCGCATGTCGGCCCACTCGGAGCGGAGGCGGTCGATCGTCTCGGGGGTGAGGGTCGAACCCTTCTGCAGCTTGAGCGCGGTGCCGACGGACCCGCCGTTGGCGTAGTAGGCGGCGGCGTAGACCTCGGCGGACATCGCGATCGAGATCGAGCGCGCGGCGCGGAAGACCATGTTGTCGCCGAGGAGCCCGAGGAGGCTGCACGGCCCGCGGAGGTGGTAGACCTGCCAGTCCTCCAGGCGCAGGAACCCGCCCGCGATCGGCGTGTACTCGTAGTACATCCGGTACCGATCAGCCGAGATCTGCTCGATCCGCGGTCGGACCCGCGAAGCATCCAGCGGCCAGAGCTCCGCCACGCGCCCGGCGCCGTCCGGCACGATCTCAGCGTAGCCGTTCCCTGCCAGGAGGGCCGGGTAGATGATCGCCTCCTTCGCGGAGACCGCGGTCATCCACGGGTTCGGCCGCTCGTTGAGCAGGTAGGCCACCCCGTCGTCGGGCTTCTCGACCAGCTCCCCCTTGACCCGCTCGTAGACCGGCCACGGGGAGTTGGAGAGCGCGTCGGCGATGGCCCGCATGCAGGCCCAGGCCGCGCCGAGCTCGCCGGCGGTGTCCTCGTTGACGACGATCCCGGGGATCCGCGGGAAGGCGCGCCGGAAGCGAACGAGGGCGGGGTCGGACGGGCGCGCCGTCCCGAAGTTGAGGAGACGCGAGAGGCGGTCCGCGAGCATCACCCACCTCGGCCGGACGTCAGCCCGAGCAGAACGCCGACCGCGGTGAGCACGCAGCCCCCGGAGACCAGAGCCACGCCGGTGCCCCAGAGCACGTAGACGCCCGTGACCGCGACAACGAGGCCGGAAAGGAGGCAACCGTCGGCCGCGGCGCGCTCCACAAGACGGCGGGGAGGCTTCTGGGTATGAGCCATCGGTTCCCGCATACCCACTGCCCCGCCCAGGACCAAGATGAAGCGCTAGAGGGTCCTGAAGCCGCGAACCGGGGTGTACGGGCTGGGGACGCTGGCGACCTCGCCGACGATCCGCGAGCACGCGGTGGCCAGGGCGGAGATGCCGTCGATCTTCAGGGTGCGCTTGATGTCCTTCCGCGGCTTGATGTTGCCCGCGGCGTCCGTGTCGACGGCGGCGTTGAGCCCGTTCCAGCGAAGGACCGGCGAGCCGTGGCGCAGCCGGCCGGACATCATCTTCCGCTCGATGAGCTTGCAGGGCTCCGACAGCGTCAGGTAGCCCTGCCGCGTCAGGACCAGCTTGAACCCGTCCGCCTGCAGGTCGTTCGACATCTGCGTGGCGTTGTACGGGTCGTACGCGATCTCCCGGATCCTGAACTTCTCCGAGAGGTCCTTGATCTCGGCCCGGATGAAGTCGTAGTCGACCACGTTGCCCGTCGTCGATGTGAGGAACCCCTCCCTCTCCCACTGCTCGTAGAACTTGTCCCCGCGCAGCGCGGCCTTCTCGATCGTCTCCTGGGGGAGCCAGAAGCGGCACACCACGTCGAGCGAGCCGTCGGGGTTCTCGAAGACCAGCACGAACGCGGTCAGGTCGCTCACCGACGAGAGGTCCAGGCCGCCGACGCACTCGCGGCCGTAGAACTTGCGCTCGTCGAAGTCCGGACGGTGGCAGGCGATCCACTCGGGCGGCGAGAGCCAGCGCGTCTGCTGCTGGGTCCACTGGTTCAGGAGCTTCTGCAGGAAGGCGTTGAGCTTCCGGGGCTGGTTCGCCGCCTTCTTGGCCTCGTCCTCCATGTACGAGAGCTTCACGCTCACGCCGAGGTTCGGGTTCGCCTTCCACCAGGTGGTGGGATTGAAGGGGTCGTCGCCCTCCTCCATCGCTGCGATGTACGCGAAGAGGGAGTCGTCCTCGAGCGTGCCCCGGAGCACGTTCATGGCGTACTCGTGCCGCTTCCAGCCGACGCCCTCCTCGTTGTAGACGCCGGCGGTGGTGATCTGGAACTTCAGCGGCTGCCGCCGAGAGCCCGTCGCCGTGTCGAGCACCTCGGCCAGCTCATCGGCGGTCCACTCGGCGACCTCGTCGCGGATGTCGCCGTGCGGGTTCAGGCCGTCGAGGGTGCCGTAGTCGGAGGCCAGGATCGCCATGAACGAGGCGGTGTCCTCGACCGTGAGGTTGGCCAGCTTGTTCTTCGGAACCTTCACGTACTCGCGGAGCTCGGGGCTCCGGCGCACCATCTGCCGTGCCGCCTCGTGGCAGATCGCGGCCTGCTCCCTCTTCGTCGCGGTGGTGTAGACCTCGGCGCCGGGCTCGTTGTCGCCGACGAGCAGGAACAGGCCGATGCCGCCGGCGACCTGGGTCTTCCCGTTCTTGCGGCCCGTGTGCCACCAGACCTCACGGAACCGCCGGGTCCCGTCCGGCCGCTTCCACCCGAACATCGTCCGGACGTTCTCGCGCTGCCACTCCCCCAGGATCAGCGGGCGGCCCGCCCACTCGCCCTTGTGGTGCCGGCCGAACTTCTCGATCCACCGCACCGCGTAGTCGCCTGCCTCGCGGTCGAACCAGAGCCCCCGCGGATGGCCCGTGTCGCGCGGATCGCGCACGCGCTTCCCGCCGTACGCCAGGAGCAGGTCACGCTCCTGCCGCTCGCGGCCGAGCTGCTCGAGCTTGCATAGGACGCGCTGGGCGGGGAGGCTAGCCACGGGGCCCAGAGCCCTCGACCACCCGGAGGCTCGGGCCGACCAGCGGCGTGCCGTCGGCCGGCATTGCCGTCGGCGCCGGCGGCTTGTTCGAGCCGGGCTTCCCGACCCTGGAGCGCGCGCTGGCGTTGAGGCCGAGCCGGTCGCCGGTCTGCGTCGACCTGGACTCCCACTGGCGAGCCTCTTCCGCCGCCGGGTTCACCTTCTTGCCCCACGGCGTCTTGATCATCGGCTGCTTCTCGGCGAGGGCCTGGTACCTGCGCCACATCGCGTACGCCCTGCAGTGCGACTCGAGGATCGCGCCGTCCTCCTTCGAGAGCGTGCCGCGCTCGAGAAGGATCGGGACGAGTTCCTCCCACCGCGCCGACGCCTCCGGCGCGAGCCCGGAGGGCAGCGGCGGCGCGCCGGGCGGCGCGACGATCTCCGCGTGAGCCGCTCGGTCCTTGCGGTAGGTGCCCTCGCGCTTCTTGAGCGCGGTCGGCTTCGGAGGCGGCCCGCGCCTACCCACGGCGACCCCCTACCTGGGGGGGGAGGCAAAACCTGACATTTTTCGCGTTCCACGGACTGCGACGGTAGCTGGACGCCATCCGGAAGAAAAACCGAGTCCAATAGTTACGCGAGGTTGCGCGCGTCGCGAGACGGGTCACGTGCCACCCCCACCCGGCCTGGGGGGATGCCCCCACCCTCCGTCCTCGGTGGCCGTCTTCTTCGAGTGGCAGGAGGCACAGGCGGGCTGCCAGTTCTCGTGGTCCCAGAAGAGCGCCTGCTGCTCCTCGTGCGTCCTGCCCCTGCGCCAGGGCGTCCCGTGGTCCGCCACCGTGGCCTTCCCCGTGCACCCCGGCCGCCGGATAGCGCAGGCCGGGTGGTGCTCCAGGAAGGTCCGGCTCGCCTTGCGCCACCTCGAGCCGTAGCCGCGCTCGCTGGCCGTGGGTCGCTGGGCCTCTCGTGCTGCTGCCCTGGCCACCTGCTCTGCCTGGTGCTGTACCTCGTGCAGGGCGCACCTCGTCCCTCGCTGCGTCTGGCGGCAGCCGGGGTAGCTGCACTGGCGTGGCGCGCTCCAGGGCATGGCTACGGCATACCCCCTGCACGTGGGGTGTCGAGCAGCGCGGCGAGGCGGCAGTCGGGCTCGTGCGGGCCCGGCCTGTCGGATTGGCACACGGGACAGATGTCGAACTCGGCGTCATAGGACGCGCCCCCAGCACCCGCCCACTCCACCTCCCGCAGCACCGAGAGCGCCTCACGCATCTTGCTGGGCGGTCGCTCAGGGCCGAGGAACGCGGCGAGATCCTCCAGAGCCCACCGCGCGCTGGTATCGAGACCGGGCCGCTCCATCCAGCCAACGGCCTCCCGGATTGCGACCTGCATCTCCTCCCGCTCGGCAAGCAGCCGCCGGAACACGTCCGCCAGCGGCTCCCCCTGGACGCGGACCGGCTGAGCAGCACGCTTGGCCTCGTCCACGTAGGCCATGAGGAGGTCGAAGTCCCTCTCTCGCTCCTCCCGCTCGGCGAGGAGGGCGGGCAGCGCGCGAGCGAGCTCGTGCCCAGGCAGCGACACCTCCTCGCCCCGCCGGAAGCGCGCCTCCAGATCGGCCGCGTGCTCCTTCCACTCCTCGATCTGCTTCGGGTCGATCGCCATAGTCACCTCTCCGCCTCCGGGCGCTGGGCCCGGGCCGCGAGAACGGCGGAGGCCAAGTGCAGGCATCTCTTGCACGTGACCTCGCCGAGGTTGTCGGTTACGCGCACCCGCCGGGTCCGCCACGGCGGCCGCGATCCCCAGCACAGCGCCGAGTCGGTGCCGAAGGAGAGGTGGTCCACGTTAGGGATGCGAAGGTGACGCGCCTTGCTCGCCATGGTCACCTCTCGCAACTGCTGTGCAGCGTGACCGGGTACGGCCCGCCCGTGTCCGGGAGCGTCCAGCCGTCGACGGCGTCCAGGAGAGCTGAGGCCTTCCTCATCTCCGCCAGGAACTCGCCGAGGGTCTGGGCGGCCGCCATCCCGAGTTCGAACCCGAGCAACCGCTGGTGGACGCGCCGGCGGAAGCGAGCGCGGCGCTGTTTCGTGGTCAGGCGCGACATCACCGCCTCCGCTTCGGGTGCTCGCCGCACCACTCGGTCGGCATCTTCTGGAGCGGTTCGGGGTACCGGCGGCACACGATGACCTCGCGCGCGTTCAGCGCGTGGCCAGCGCCGCGCGTCATCGCCTTGGAAGACGTGCCGAACGAGCAGGTCGAGCAGGTCTCCGCGGCAGCCGGCGGAGGCTGGAGCTCCGCTTTCACGGCCTCCGCCTTGGGGAGCGCAACGTCGACCGGCGGCCGGGCCTGCGGCGGCTTGTGGTTCGCCATCAGCCCTCCGCCTTCCCGCTGTCGGTGACGGAGGCTAGGATCTCCTTCACGGCCTCGGCCGGAGGAGCGTCCTGGCGCGGGTTGTTCTCGATCATGTCGAAGAAGGACTTCGGGTCGTGGACGTGCACGCTGAAGGGCGCCTCCTGGCCCTCGATGAACGTGAGGCGCTCGACGTCGACCCGACCGTCCTCCCTCCCGACGATCCTGAGCATGGAGCCGATCGGCGCGAAGGCGAGCTCGCGGAAGACCGCCTCCGAGTACTTGATCCCGAGGATGGTTAGGACGCGGTTGAGGGGGTCGTAGTCGAACCCGCCCGGCAGCGAGCGCATGCGCTGGGCGCGCTCCTCGGGCGTCTCGTCCTCGAGGCGCCAGGCGTCCACGGCGATGCCCAGGCTCTTGCGGTCGATCACGGAGCAGCGCACGCCCTCCTCCTGGATGAGCACCTGCACGCCTTCCGGGAGGATCGCCTTCAGCTGCTTCCGGAGGCGCGCCACGACCTCGGGCAGCGCGTAGGACGGCATGCGCGGAACGGTGACCAGCACCAGCTCGCCGCGCTGCGGGGAGAGCTTCTCGATCTGCAGCTTCACGTCTTCCATGTGATCTCCTGGGTGTCAGTCCGACTTCGGCTCTTCGCGCAGGAATGCGATCTCGGGCGTCTCTTTCCTGGCGACCGCGTACTCCAGCTGAACCGCGACCGACTTGATGATCTTGCCGGCGGCGTTGCTCTTCTCCTTCGCCATCTGCAGTTTGATCCTGCCGAGTCCGATCTCGGTGTAGGTCTCCAAGAGATCGTCCCGAAGCTCGGTAACGGAAGTCGGCACCTGCATCTCTCTCACCTTGCGCATGTGTTCTCCTTTTGGTGTACCGCTCTCAGCACGAGCACCTGCGCCCGCTTTGCCTCTACCAGCGTCGGCGGGCACGGTCCGCGGAGCCCCTGCTTACGCAACAGGATCCGAATGTACTCATCGCTCAGGGTCTCTCTGCCCGTGCGCAACTTCGCCCGGCGCTCACGGCGGTCCGCATCTGTCACTCGCGCGTACGCCGCCTTCCGCTGCTTCCGCCGCTTCTCCCGCCAAGTTGGGTCTTTCCTCCAGCGCGCGAGCTGGGCCCTGTGCGTCGCCCTGTAGCGCCGGCTGCTCTCCCTGATGTGCTCTGAGTTCCTCCGACGCCATTCGCGCATATACGCAGCGACCTTCCTCCACTTCTTCCGCTTGTACCTGCGCCCGTACTCGAGACACCGCTCCCGGTTCTTCTGGTACCATCGGCGTTGGCACTCGGCCTTCGTCATCAGCAGTCCGTCCCTTCGTCGTCTGGCGTCAGGTCCGCCGCCTGCTTCAGGGGGTCGAGCCAGGGCTGGTCGTCGAACCCCCGCTCCGCCTGCCACCGCTCCTTCGCCGCTCGCTGCTCCTGCTCCATCACCTCCCGAGGCTGGCTCGGCTTCGGCGGCACGTGCCAGGGCGCCCGCGCCGCGTAGGCCTCGCCGACGGGGCACCCCTGGCACTCGGGGTGCTTCGGCTTGCCCTGGCGGCCGCGGTTGACCGACCCGTCCACCCGCCGGCGGGTTCCGTCTCCACCGGAGGGCCAGACCGCCGATCGGTGGTCGAGGCAGGCCTGGACGAAGAGCTTCGCCCCGAGCCGGCACCGGACCACGTCCATCGGCCAGAGCTCGCCGTTCTCTGGCGCGAGCGGGAGGTTCTGCAGGTCCTGCACCCTGAAGGCGAACGGCAGCTGGCCGGGGAGCGCCCGGTGCGGACGCCCCTCGAAGAGCTGCCGGCACGCCTCCTCGAGGCGCGCGTGCACCTCGCCCACGGCCAGGCGCGCCTTCGCACCCCGGACCGTGCCCTCGACCACGGGCTGGAGCAGCTCCTGGAAGTGCCGCACCATCGCAGGCGTCATTGCGCGCACCACCCGCCTCCCGTTCCCCGACCCGCCGCCGCCCTACTTCACCAGCATCGGCCCGGCGGGCATGGCGCCGGCCAGGATGATCCGCGGCTCCTCCTTGCCCAGCCAGATGTGGATGAAGCCGCCCTCCTCGTCCTTGCTGGCCACGCCACCGGCCTGCTGCGCGGCGGCGATGTCGAGCTGGTGGATCCGAGCCGAGCCGCCGAGCTTCTTCACCACGCCGCCCAGGATCGCGGCGAGCGTCGCGGCCATCTTCCCCTGCTCCTCGGCGATCTTGCGGAAGGCGCAGGCCGGGTGCCCGGTGATGGGCTTTCCGGCCCGCATGCCCTCCATCACCTCGCCGTCGATGGGCTTGCCGCACTCAGCGCAGATCGGCTTCGGCTTCTGGTTCATCTTGGCCACCTTCTTGACGCGGTTCATGGGCCTACACCGCCGCCGCGCGGTTGACCTGCAGCGCCTTCGCGAGCTCGTCCTGGCGGCGACGGAGCTCCGCCTCGATCTGGTCGATGAGCTTCTGGCAGACCGACCGGTCGGCCACGAGCTGCTCGATGGTCTGCACCGCGAGGTCCTCCGGCTTGACCTCGAGGTCGTGGACCTTCGGGTAGCCCACGACGGGCGCCAGCTTCCGCACCACGGGGCGCGCCGCGGCGCGGTCTGGGAGGTACTGGATCTTGTCGGGGAGCTTCTCCGCCTTCGCCTTCCCGGTGCAGCCCATCTTGTGACGGGCGGTGCTCATGGTCCCGCAGCACGGCGCGGGGGTGGTGCGCTTTCCCTTTGGCATGGGGTCCTCCTCGGCCGGCACCGTCGCCGGCGGCTGGGTGTTCACCGGCGCGGTCGGCGCCGGAGGGGGTGGCAGCGGCTCGGCGGCGGGCGGGGCCGGGGACGTCTCGGGCTCCAGCTCGTCCTCGCGCAGCACGATGCCGCCGATGCACGCGGTGCGGACGGGCGCGGCCCGCTCCTCGACCGGCGCGAGGCCGACGGCCGGCGGCGGCTTGGGCGCGCCTGGCGGCGGGCCGAGTGGCGCGTTCGGCGCGCGGCCGTCCCAGATCCGCTCGGACGCGGTCGCCTTCGCCGTGGGTAGGAACCCCTTGGCCGGCCCGCGGTTCTCCTCCAGGGCCCGCTCCGCGCAGGTCCCGCACTCGGCGGAGCCGATGAGCGCGCCGCCGCACCGGGGGCAGTAGGCCAGCCCGAGGTGAACGAACTCGGAGTGGATGCGTCGCCCCGTCTGGCAGCTCAGCGCGCAGAACTCGTTCCGCGGAGGTCCCTCCTTCCCGGGCCGAAGCGATCCCTGCCGCTCCAGCTGGCGCCGGAGGCACGCCTTGTAGGGCATCCCCGAGGGGAAGCGGTCCACGTACCGCTCGCAGCGGAAGTTCTGGTCGAGCTCGATGGTCATGGCGACGTCTTCTCCAGCTGGTCCGCCAGAGCCAGCGCCGCCAGGAACGCCGGGCTGGTCTGGCCGGTCCGGTGGTACCTGGCCAGCACCTTCACGGCCTCGGCCAGGGCCGACCGCTCGAGCCGGAGCTGGGTGGCGTAGTTCAGGCCGTCCAGGAGCTCGTCCTCGAGGTCCAGGCCCGCGTCCCGGCCGTTGAACGTCTCCAGGCTGCGGCCGTACCGCCGGATCCCGATGGCCTCCCGCTCGTCCAGGCGGCGGCGCACCTCGGCAAAGACGCTCGCCTGGCCTACCACCGGCACGGGCTGGTCACCTTCCCGGCCGGCGCGCTCAGGGACGCTTTCCGCGACCACCGGTTGGCTGGCCGGGATGACGCCCGCGCGCTCCAGCAGCTTCCGTCCGATGATCTTGGGCGGCATCACGCCTCCTTCGCGGCCGCGGCCGCCAGCGACAGGGTGACCACGACGTGCGGCGCCACGACCTCGGTCGCCAGCCGGCGCAGGCCCTTCAGGTAGAGCTGCTCCACCAGGTCGCGGTGGTAGGCGTCCTCGGCCTCGAGCACGAGCTCGCCGGCGCGCAGCGTGGGCCGAAGGGTGGCCAGCCAGCGCTCGACCTCCTCCGGCGGGAGCCGGGACTCGAGCGGCATCCGCTCGATCTCCTCCAGCATCTGCGCGTAGGCAGGGCAGGCCGCCCGCGCGGCGGCGAAGCGGTCGACGGCGGCTGGCAGCGAGCGCAGCATGGCCACGCACGGCGTGATGGCCTGGACCCGCGGCCCGCCGGACCCCTCGCGGCCGGTGATCGTCGCGATGACCCAGTTCGCGCACCGTTCGACGTCGCGGTGGCGCTCCAGGAGCTGCTCGAGCTCGTCCCTGACCTCGGCGCGCTTGTCGGTCGCCGAGCTCAGGAGCGGGCGCTTGAGACCGACCTCCACGAGGCCCTTGAACTCCGCGCCCAGCGGGCCCAGCTCGGCCACGTCGTGCACCAGGAGCAGCCTCGGAGGCGGGTCGTCATCGGCGGGGCGGGCCGCCCTGGGCGGCCGCGCCCCCACCGGCTTCTGCTCGGTGGCCGGCTTTTCCGGCCCGGTGGCATGGCTCGCCTCCCGCGCATCCGCGCTCTCGGTGCCCGGTCCGGGGGTGCCAGGCCCGGCCGAGGGGATGGGCCCGGAGGCGGCTTCCGCTGCGAAGGGGGTGGACGCAGGTTCCACCGCCGCCGGGTCCAGGCTGGGCTGCGGCATGCTCGCGCCCTCGCGCGCAGCAGCAGCAGCTTCTTGCTGGTGTTGGTGTTGGTGTTGGTGTTCCCCCAAACCTTCCGGGGAACCCTTGGCCGAACCGTTCCGGCGAACCTTGCCGGCAACCTTCCCCCGAACCTTCCCGGGAACCGTTTCGGGAACGGTTAAGGGTAAGGTTACCTGCAACGGTTCCGGGAAGGCTTTCCGGAACGCTTCCTGGAACCCTTCCCCACGCGGCTCGATCTCCGTCCTGAGGTGCTCCCAGGCCCGGCGCTTGAGCGGGCACTCCGGGATCTCCTTCCAGGCCTTCCCCCAGCCCTTCACCTGGTTGGGGTTGTCGGGCGGGTTGTGCTTCAGGGCGTTCGGCAGCCAGATGAGCGGGCCGGCGGCGTCCTCCTCCGCCATCGCCTTGGCCAGCACCTCGTTGAGCGCCGCCCGCGTGGCCTCATACGGCCAGCGCAGGCTCTCCGAGAGCGTCCCCACGCCGGCGGGGATGAGCCCGGGGATGAGCTTCCGCTCGCGCGGGGCCAGGAGGTACAGCCAGAGGACCTGGCCGCACGGCGGTGGCGCCGAGAGCTCCCGGAACTTGCCGTCGTTCCACACGGCCACGTCGATGGTGCCGTACTGGGACATGCCTACCCCGCCGCCTTTCTCGCCGCATTGGCGGCTGGAACCGGCAACCCGCGCTGCCTCAGGTAGGCCTCGGCCAGGCGCCGCATGTTCTGCTCGCCGCCCGCCACATCGAGCGGCTCTACGCGGGGGCGGCCGGGGTTGACGATCCCCTCGGCCTGCTCGCGCTTCAGTCCCAGGACCTCGGCCACCACTGGGTCGCTGCCCGCGTCGGTCAGCATCCAGTAGGCGAGGACCGGCTCCGAGCCCATGCCGTCGCGGTGCACCCGGCCGTGCACCTGGTCGTGGACCTTCGGGCTCCAGTCCAGCTCGCCGTTGACCACGATGCGGCAGGCCTCCTGGAGGCCGTCGAGGCCCGCGCCGGCGCGCAGCGACATGATCAGGACCCGGGCGTCGCCCTTCACGAAGGCCTCGAAGCTGCGGGTCTTCTGGGTGGGGCTCTCCGAGCCCGTGAACATCACGGGGTGGAAGTCCGCCAGCCGCTCCAGCCAGAGGCTGTAGACCTCCCGGTGCCAGCCGGTGAGGAGCACCTTCTCGTCCTGCTCAACCAGCATCCGGACGAAGGAGGCGACGTGGGGGGCTTTGGCGATGCCGGTGGCCTGGCGCAGCCGCCAGGAGAGCTCCTCGGAGGCTCGCAGCTTCTCCCCACGCCTCTGCCCGCCCTGGGTCAGGATGATGCGGGCCAGGTCCGCCGCGGCGCCTTCCACGGCCTGGAGCGGCTCCTCGTCAGCTTCGATCCAGTGGGGCACCGAGATGATCGGCGGCAGCTCGCGCCCGACGTCCTTCCGGGTCCGGCGGAGCATGATCGACTGTTCCCGGAGGTACGCCCCCAGCGCCTCGGGGTCCTTCACCCGGTAGCTGTCGTGGATCGTGCCGCCAGCGCACCACTCGCGGAGGAACTCGTCCCGGGAGCCCAGGGCCAGGGGCTTCAGGACCCGGACGATGCTGTGGATCTCCGAGCCGTAGTTGTAGACGGGGGTCGCGCTCATCCCCAGGCGCAGCGCCGCCCCCTGGGCCAGGTGCTCGGCGGCGCGGTAGCGTTCGCTGCCGGCGCGGCGCAGCTCCTGGCACTAATCGAAGACGACCAGGCGCATGTGGCCGGCCAGCACGTCGGCCCAGCCGGCCAGCTTGCTGTAGCTGCAGATCACCACGTCGGGGATCTCGCTCATCCCGGGGAGCAGGCTGGGCGTCTCGTCGCGGCGCCGGCGGCGGGGCCGCATCGCCTGGATGATGCCGCCCAGCGGCGCCTCCGGGTCGTAGGGCCGGCCAGCGCCGATGATGTGGGTCCGCAGGCCGGGGGCGAACTTCTTGATCTCCTTCTCCCACTGCCGCGGCAGGTGGGTCAGCGTCACCACCAGCGCCGGCCTGGCGGACGGGTCGGCGATGACGGCGATGGCCTCGGCCGTCTTCCCCAGGCCCAGGTCGTCGCCGATGAGCAGGCCGCCCGCCTGCAGCGCGAGCTCGGCGCCGACCTGCTGGTAGGCCCGCAGCGGCACCGCCAGGTTGAACGGGCGGGCCTCGTACTTGCCGGCCGCCACCAGCGCCAGGCGCTCGTGCTGGGCGTGGAAAGAGGCGGACCGCTCCTCGAGCCGGTCGCGCTGCTCCACCTCCATCGGGAACCGCTGGAGGAACCACGCCAGCTCGGCGGCGTTCTCCAGGCTGTCGCTGAGGTGCAGCTCCCCGTGCCCGCCCTGGTCGATCCGCTGGAAGACCCGCTTCAGCCGGATGACCACGTGCGGCTCCGCCTGGATGCACCAGAGGCGCCGGTGGGGGTCGAAGGTGACGCGGCCGAAGGTCCTCATCCCTGGATGCCCCCGAGGAGCGCGAGGACCGCCACCGGCTTCCGGTTGATGGTCGAGGGCAGGTTGTCGTGGCGCAGCCGGCTGGTGACAAGCAGGACCGCCTGGACCGACTTCTCCTGGGCGTACCGGTGGATCTGCCGCGTGACCTCCGAGGTGGTGCCGTCGACCTTCACCTCGACGGCGATCCCGTCGACCATGAAGTCGGGCCGGTCCTTGGCGTTGAGCGGCACCTCACGATCGAAGGGGATGGCAAGGAGAGCCAGCACCTGGGCGATCCCGTCCTGCAGGCCGAGCTCACTCGAGAAGGAGTACCGGTAGGCGCCGAGCACCTCACGGAGCCGGGCCAGGGTCAGGGGTTGCCTCTGGGCCTTCGCGCGCGCCATATCAGGCAGCCCTCCTCGCCCGCGGCGCGATCGTCGTCCGGGGGATCTGCACGTCCAGGAGCCGCCCGTCGGGCAGCAGGATCCCCGCGGCACGGGCGAAGGGCGTCGACCGGCGCTCCACCACCCGCCCACCCACGGCGGCCGCGACCGCGGCGACGATGCGCCGCCCGGGCCGGCGGTCGCCCCAGGGGAACGCGACCATGTCGAGGTCGCGGCCCTGGCCGCCCAGCGTCGAGCCGTACAGGCCCAGGGTGTAGCCGTGGCGGTGGGCGACGGGGACGAGGCGCCTGACCAGCGCGGCCGCCTCCTCGACGCGCCAGGAACGCAGGGCCGCCTTGTCGAGAGCGAGGCGGGCCATCACGCAGCCTTCCTCGCGTGCGAGCCCGCCTGCGAGCGGCACGCCCGGCACCAGGGGCAGCAGCGGATCTGGCCGTTCCCCATCTTCCGCAGGCCGAACGCCCGGAGCGGCTTCACCAGCCGGCAGTGGGGGCAGAGCTTCGTGATGAAGACCTCGCGGCCCTCCTCGTCGAACACGCGCGCTTCGCGGCGGGCCCGGGCCATCAGGCGACCTCCATGCCGGTGCTGTTGAGGAGCGGCGCGTCGCCGACGATCCGGCTCCGCGCCATGTCCACGAAGGCGGGGTTCAGCTCGATGCCCACGAACGCCCTGCCCAGCCGCCTCGCCACCATCCCGGTGGTGCCGGCGCCGGCGAACGGATCCAGCACGGAGCAGGGCACCGACTGCCCCCCCCCACCGCACCCACACGAGCTTCGCCACCCGACCGTCGGATCGGCGCTGGGCGAGTAAGGGAACGCGAACCCCTGATGCCCGCGCTGCAGGTCCTCGCTGACGCCGCCGCGGTCGACGCGGTGGCGCCGAGCAGCGTTGCCGGAGGGCGCGCACTCGAGCCCCTTTACCCGCTCACCGAGGACGCGCTCGAGAGGCGCGCCGCAGCTGGAGCAGCACCCGGCCTCGCTCGATCCGGCCAGGACGCAGGGCTCCACCAGGTCGGGCGGGAAGGTGGCGAAGTGCGCGCCGGGGAACGGCTTGGTGGTGATGGTCCAGACCGAGCGTCGGTTGCGCTGGGCGATGAGCGAGCCGGAGATCGCGGCCGAGAAGGAGGCGTTCTGCTTCGAGCGAGAACGGTCCTCGCCCACCGAGACCGCCTTGGGGTTCAGGCCATCGCCGCGCGGGTGGGCGCCGCCGGTGACCGGCTCCATGATGGCGTGCCGGTCGTAGAAGTAGCTGGCCGACTTCGTGAGCAGGAAGACCTGCTCGTGCGCCCGCGTCGGCCGGTCGAGCACGGCCTCCGGCATCGGGTTCGGCTTCGCCCAGATGATCTCCTGGCGGAGCCACCAGCCATCGGCCTGGAGCGCAAAGGCGACGCGCCAGGGGATGCCGACGAGGTCCTTCGGCTTCAGCCCGGGCAGCGCGCGGCGGTTCGGCTGGACCATCGCGCCGCCGGCGGTCATGGCGGTGTGCTTCCCGCTGTGCCGGCCGTCCCGGAGCGCCCGTGTGCGCGCGCCGCGAGAGCGCGCCTCCTTCTGGCGGCCGCGGGTCGGGAGAAGCCGGTTGCCGGTGTGGTCGGGGCGCTCGTTGCCGGGGGGCGCTGAGCAGTAGCAGTCCCCGAGGTTCAGCCAGAGCGTCCCGTCGGCGCGCAGCACCCGCCGCACCTCCCGAAACACCTCGACCATCCGGCCGACGTACTCCTCCGGCGTGGCCTCGAGGCCGAGCTGGCCCGCCACGCCGTAGTCGCGGAGCCCCCAGTAGGGCGGAGACGTCACGCAGGTCTGCACCGATTCCGCCGGCAGGGACCGGAG